TACCGTAAGAGGTAAATAATGATAGAAGTAGTATTTGCATTATTAATGTATATGAATGGCAAATTAGAAGGTTATTCACCTAAAGCTAATATTGCAGATTGTTTAGAACAAAAAAGAAAAGTAGAACGTGATGGTAACCCAAGTGTTACTTCATGGAGTTGTAAAGAAGTAAAAGCCATTATAGAAACAGATAAGCATGGCATTAAAAGAATCAAAGAAGTTAAGCAAGAGTAATTGTATTAACAATCTGACAGTTGGATGCTGTCTCTCAAATCAATGTAAATGTTATGATAATCAAGACTACAATAATAAGATATTTGATGATAGCTCTAGCAGCATTTGTATTAGGTACATTCTTCCCCAATCCAGTCGCCAAGAACAAGGCTCAGGGTGAAGCAATAACCTGGGCCAAGAAAATAGGGTTCGGACCTCCAAGGTTCGAATACTCAAACGACAAAGAATTCATATCCTCCCTTACCCACTGCATCAATTATCTCAATTTTAATATCCCAAGACGTCAAAGAGTAAATACAGAATTAATAATAGCTCAAGCTGTTGTTGAAAGTGACTATGGAAGATCAAGGTTCGCGCGCGAGGGGCACAATTTATTTGGTATAAGAGTGTGGTCAAAGGAGGGAATGTTGCCTTTATTACAACCTAGTACAATAGATTGGCGCGTAAGAGTCTTTAAAAATAAATGCGAATCTGTTAAGTATTACATAGAAATTCTTAATACAAAAAGAGTATATGCAGAATTTAGAAGAGTTAGAGAAATGACATTGAATAGAAATCCTATTGCAATGGCTAAAACTTTGGATAACTTTTCCACAAATAAACAATATGAGAAACATGTTATCGAGGTTATTATAAAATTAAGAAATGGAAAGTAAAAAAAGAACTATAATTAGAATGGTTACTTATAGGATAACCGCATTAATATTTACTATCATATGGACTTATATGTTTACTGGTAATTTTTTAAACTCAGCTGGTTTTGCAGTAGCCTTACATTTTTTATTAAGTATTGATTACTATATTCATGAAAGAATATGGTTAAAAATTAAATGGGGAAAAATAAATGAATCTAAGTAAAAGTTTTACATTAAATGAACTAACAAAGTCACAAGAAGCTTTAAGACTTGGTATAGATAATACACCAAGTGATGAACATATATCTAATTTAAAAATACTTTGTGAAAAGATACTACAACCATTAAGAGATTTTTATGGAATGCCGTTATCCGTGAGCTCTGGTTATAGATCAGCAGAACTTTGCAAGGCTATCGGATCAAGTTCCACGAGCCAGCACACGCGCGGGGAAGCAGCAGACTTTGAGATATTTGGTGTAGCTAATAAAACTTTAGCTGAGTTTATTGTAGCTAACTTAGACTTTGATCAATGTATACTTGAGTTTTGGAATGAAAATGAACCTAATAGTGGATGGGTGCATTGCAGTTATTCAAGTAAATACAATAGAAGACAATACTTGAAGGCAGAGAAGGTAAATGGTAAAATTGTTTATTCACCAATATTTTAATTATGGCTATAGGAAGATCACAAATACCACAACAGATTGAAGGCAAGATTAGAGGGGCTAAACCATCACGAGCCATGCTTGCTGCTAAAAAAAGAAAGAAAAAATAATGGCTAAACTTTGTTCAAAAGGAAAAGCAGCAGCAAAAAGAAAATTTAAGGTATACCCTAGCGCTTACGCTAACATGTATGCATCTGCAGTTTGTTCTGGAAAAATAGTTCCAGGGGGTAAAAATAAATCTCAAAAAAGAAAAGCAGTATCAAACTATGATCAAGGTGGAATTGCAAAAGGTTGTGGAGATATAATGGATAATAGAAGAAAAGTAACTAAAAAATCTTAAAATGAGTTTACGTAAATGGGTTCAAGAAAAATGGGTAGACATTGGAGCTAAACGTAAAGATGGCTCTTTTGCTCCTTGTGGTAGATCTAAAGGTGAAAAAAGAAAAGGATACCCTAAATGTGTACCATTAGCTAAAGCTAGGGCTATGTCAGAAGGTCAAAGAAGATCAGCAGTCACAAGAAAAAGGGCAGCAGGTAATATAGGACCAAAGCCCACAAACGTAAGTACATTTACTAAGAAGTATTATGGTGGTATGATTAACGTAGGAGATTAATTATGGGTAAAGATAAAAAAAAAGTAGAAATGTTAAAAGTAAAACCAACAATTAAAGGTAAACCAGTTGGTGAAGATGTAAAACCGGGAACAGTAATTCCTAAAATGTCTATTGGTGGTGATGTTTTTATTCCAAGAGGTCAAAAAGACTTTCAAGTTAAAAAACAATTTTCTAGGATTAGATAAGGTTATGACCTATGGCTACATCTGGAACAACAACATTTAATTTAGATATTGATGATGTTATTGAAGAATCTTTTGAAAGATGTGGTATCCGTAATACTAAAGGTTACGATTTAAAATCATCAAGAAGAAGTTTAAATTTATTATTTTCTGAATGGGGAAACAGAGGTATTCACCTTTGGAAAGTAGAACTTAAAAATCAATTATTAACTGCAGGAACAATTACTTATTCTACACCTACTGATTGTAGTGATGTTTTAGAAGCATATGTTTCAACTTCTGAATCTATTACTTCAAGCACCCAAGACGTATCATTAACTAAAATTGATAGATCTGCATACGCTGCACTTCCTAATAAAGGTCAAACAGGGCAACCCTCACAATATTATGTAGATAGACAGATAACTCCTACTATTAGTTTATATCTGGCTCCAGATACTATAACTTATACATATTTAAAATATTATTACATTCAAAGAATTCAAGATGCTGGCGCTTATACAAATCAAACAGATTTACCTTATAGATTTTTACCATGTATGGTTTCTGGACTTGCTTTTTATTTATCACAAAAATATGCACCAGAAAGAATACAAGCATTAAAATTATTATACGAAGATGAATTAGAAAGAGCACTACAAGAAGATGGTCAAAGAACTTCTTTATACATTTCACCATTTACTTATTTTGGAGATAGATACTAATGGCATTTGCAAGAGGTAAAAGATCATTAGCTATATCAGATAGATCAGGAATGCAATTTCCTTATCTTGAAATGGTAAAAGAATGGAATGGTTCTATTGTACACATAACTGAATATGAAGCAAAACACCCACAGTTAGATCCTCCTTATCACCCTGCCGATCCACAAGGTTTAAAAAGACCTAGAGCAGATGTAAGACCAGGTGGAGGTTTATTATTACAATTAGATTTAAATTATTGGCCAGGTCAATTTACATCTAATGGAATGCAACCTGGAATAAGTGGAGATATTATTAATACTAGAAGACAAGCTAATATAGCATTAGGAAATGTAACTATTAATATAACATGACATACGCAGAATTAGTACAAAAAATTAGAGATTATACAGAAGTAGGATCTGAAGTTTTAACAGCTACTATTGTTAATGGTTTTATTAGAGATTCTGAATTTAAAATATTTAGAGAAGTAGATGCAGACTACGCGCGCGAGTACGCGACATCTACATTTACAACTAACAATAAATATGTAGCTTTACCAAATGCTTCTGGATCAGCTGGTACAAATACAGAAAGAAGAGCTTTAATTGTTCGTTCTGTGGTTGCTACAAATAGTTCTTCTGTTCAAGTATCATTAGAGCCAAGAGATGATACATTTTTAACTGAATATAATTCAACAGGTTCTACTGGTTTTCCTAAGTATTATGCAACTTTTAGAGAAAATGCTATTGAAGTAGCTCCTACACCAGATGCACCTTATGTTGTTTCTTTAGATTATATTTACACTCCAGATGGACTTAGTGTTACAAATACTACAACTTATATAAGTTTAAATGCACCAGAGTTATTATTATACGCATGTTTATTAGAAGCTTTTGCATACTTAAAAGGACCCATGGATATGTACAAACTATATCAAGAGAAGTATAATGAGGCATTACAAGGATTTGCGTTAGAACAAACAGGTAGAAGACGTAGAGACGAGTATCAAGATGGAGCATTGAGATTAAAATTAAATTCTCCATCACCATAACAAAATTATAGGAGAATAATTATGACGTTAAATATAAACCAAGCGGTTTGTAATAGTTTCAAGGCACAACTATTAGATGGAGATCACGATTTTTCATCAGCAGGTGGAGATGTTTTTAAATTAGCACTTTATCAATCAAACGCAGTATTAAATGCTACAACTACAGTTTTCAGTTCAGTAAACGAAGTAACACCAAACGGAACTTACATTTCTGGTGGTGGAGTATTACAAGGACAAACAGTTTCTTTAGATTCAGCAACAGGTATTGTTACTTTTTCTGATTTATCTTTTACAGGAGTTACACTAAGTGCATTGGGTGCAGTAATTTATAATACTTCATTTGGTAGTAATGCAGCAGTGTGTGTATTAGATTTTGGTGCTGTTAAAACTGCAACATCAGGAACATTTACAATTTTATTTCCAGCATTTACAGCAGCAGCAGCTATTTTAAGAATCGCTTAATTTTAGGAGGGCCAGGTGGCAGATATTAATCTAATAAAAACACCTGGCTTACTACTATGAGCGGATGGGGTAGAGATACTTGGGGGTCAATAGTCTGGGGCGAAGATTTTGAAAACGCAACGGTATCTGTTACAACACCTGGTACACCAACAACTTGGGGACAATCTACATACGGAAATTATTCTTGGGGACAAATTGTTGGAACTCAATCTGAAATAGGTGATGAGTCTATTTTCAATGAACAAAATGCTATAGCCTCTCTTAGCACTAATCTTTTAACACTAACTATTACATCTCTTACAATTACTGGAGATTCTAATTTATCATTAAACACTAATTTATTAAATATTGAAGA